AAAGATATATTTGAAAGTTTAAAGTACCAAGAAGGTGGCAATCATTATTCTAAAATGAAAGTGCAACCTGCTTACTTTATAAACGAAAACAATCTGCCATTCGCTGAAGGTAATGCCATTAAATATATATGCAGACATAAGCATAAAGGTGGCGAAGAAGACATTAAAAAAGCAATTCATTACTTAAAAATGATTTTAGATAGAGATTATTCATAACCGATAAAAGGACACTTTAGATATATGCAACAAAAACAAACAAAACTTCCTGTAATAACTAATGAATTACTTGAAGCATTAGACCAATTATTTCCTGAAAAAACTCCAGAGATAAATATGGAACCAAAGGAAATGTATTTTAGAATTGGACAACGAAGTGTTGTTAGGTTCTTACATCAAAAACAAAAAGAGCAATCAGAAAACATTATGGAGAAAAAATAATATGTGTTCATTTAGAGCACCTAGTCCTCCACCTATGCCAGAGCCTGCTCCAGTAGCTCCACCTCCAGTAACGCAAAATACTCAAGGAAGTGCTAGACCTGCAGGTTACTCTGAAAGTGATGGTAGAAACAGAAATGTAGCTACTTCAGCAGATAGGAAGAGAACAGGTTCATCAAATTTAAGAATACCAATTATTGGTGGATTATAATAGATGGAAAAATATCCAAGTGGTTCATTGAACCAAGGTGACACTTTAGAAAGTAGATATAATTCTAAAGCTCAAGAAAGAGAAATGTATCTTGAGAGAGCAAGAGATTGTTCAGAATTAACTATTCCTACACTTATACCAGAAAGTGGTGATACTTATGCTCAAGAATTTGAGACTACCTATCAAGGTATCGGAGCAAGAGGTGTTAATAATTTAGCGTCTAAACTATTATTATCCTTATTACCACCAAATGCTCCATTCTTTAGATTAGCTATAGATACATTTGCAGTTAAAGAAATTGAAGAAGATGAGAACTTAAGAACCCAAATTGATAGTGGTTTAGTTCAAATTGAAAAAGCTGTCATGGATGATGTTGAAATGTCTAATGATAGAGTTGCTGTATTTGAAGCTTTAAAACACCTAATTGTTGGTGGAAATGTTTTATTATTTGTAGGTAAAGAAGGATTAAGAGTATTCCCATTATCTCAATACATTATTCAAAGAGACCCAATGGGTAATGTTTTAGAAATTATTACAAAAGAAAGTATTCATTATTCTGCATTACCAGAACATATTAATGAATTACTACAAAACCAACACAAGGATTATAAAACAGATGGTACTTGTGATTTATATACTTGTATTAAAAGACAAGATAAAAAATTCATGGTTCACCAGGAAGTTAAAGGAATTAAAATTCCAGAAAGTTATGGTGACTATAAATTAGAAAACTCTCCATACATTCCATTAAGAATGATTAGAGTTGATAGTGAAAGTTATGGAAGAAGTTATGTAGAAGAATATTTAGGAGACCTAATATCATTAGAAGGTTTAACAAAAGCTATTGTAGAAGGTTCTTCAGCATCAGCTAAAACTTTATTTATGGTGGCTCCAAATGGAACTACTAGAGCAAAAGCATTAGCTGAAAGTGAAAATGGTGGAATTATTGAAGGTAATGCTAATGATGTATCAGTATTACAAGTAGGTAAATTCCCAGACTTTAGAGTTGCTCAAGAAACAATGATGAAGATTGAGCAAAGATTATCATACGCATTTTTATTAAATGCTTCAGTAATTAGAGATAGTGAAAGAACTACTGCTGAAGAAGTAAAAATGACAGCACAAGAATTACAAGATAGTCTTGGTGGTATCTATGGAATTTTATCTCAAGAATTTCAATTACCATTTGTTAATAGAAAATTATCTTTATTAAATAAAACTAAAAAATTACCACAACTTCCTAAAGGAATTGTATTTCCAAAAGTTATAACTGGAATAGAAGCTTTAGGTAGAACTACAGACAGAAATAAATTAATTGCATTTTTACAAACATTGGCTGGCACACTTGGTGCAGAAGCAATTGGTAAATATGTAAATGTAACAGAAGCTATAAAAAGATTAGCAACAGCAGATGGTATAGAGACCAAAGGCTTAATAAGAACTGAAGAAGATTTACAAGCTGAAGCGCAAGCTCAACAACAACAGATGATGGATGCGCAACAACAATCAGCAGTAATGAACGCAGGTGAGAAAATTGCAAGTAACATACCTCCAGAAGCAGTTGGAGAAGCGTTAATTAATAATCAATAAGGAGAAATAAATGGTTGATAAAGTAGAAATATCTACTGAAGAAAATAACCCTTCATTAGAAGAACAATCACAACAACAAGACAACTCACAAAGTACACCAGAAGCTCAAACAGAAAACACACAAGAGACTTCTAGTGAGAGACCTGGTTGGCTTCCAGAAAAATTTGCTAATGCAGAAGAATTAGCAAAAGCCTATGGTGAACTTGAAAAGAAATTTTCTGGTAAACCAGAAGAGCAAGCTAAATCAGAAGACTTAAATATTAAAGAACCTGAAGTAACTGAAAATAAAGAAGGTCAATTAGATAAATTTTATGAAGAGTTTGCTAATAAAGGTGAATTATCAGAAAATAGTTACAGTGAATTAGCTAACATCGGATTATCAAAAGATGTAGTTGATGCTTATATTTCTGGCCAACAAGCTTTGGCAGAGCAAAAAGCAAATTCAATTATGTCTACAGTTGGAGGCCAAGAACAATACAAAGAAATGATTGATTGGGCTTCAAAGAATTTATCTCCTCAAGAGATAAAAGCTTTTAATAACACAGTAGATAATGGAAGTTTAGAACAAGCACAGTTAGCAATAGCAGGTGTTCAATCTAGATATGCTCAAAATAATAATGAGCCTAATTTATTTACAGGTAATAAAGCAGAAACAAACATTGGTTATAGGTCAGTTGGTGAAATGTTAGCTGACATTAATGACCCAAGATATTCTACAGACAGTGCTTTTAGAGCAGATGTAGAAAACAAAGTTAAACAATCAAACGCATTATAACACCTATTTAGGTGGGAAGGAGAAATATGTCATTAGTAAGAAATATAAATAAAAGACGAAAAGCAGGTACTTCAAGAAGTAAAAAGAATAGTACAGTTAGTCCTAAAGCTTACAAAGCCATGAAGAATAAGTGGAAGAAAAAATAAATGTTAAATTTTATTTTGCCTTTATTAAAAAATCCTCTTGCTAAAATAGTAGTTGATAAGACTGTTGGAGCAATTCAGCATAAGATGGAAAAAGATAAAATAGTAAGGGCAAAAGAAATTGAAGCAGAAAAGAATATAAGTATTGAACAGATAAAAAGTTCTAAAGGTTCTATAAAAGATGAAGTCTTAACTATTAAGATTACATTAATATTTCTTGCTTTATTTATTCCTCAAACACAGCCATGGATGGAAAAAGGTTTTGAAATATTAAAAAACGCACCACAAGAATTTTGGTGGGCAGTATTAATTGTTTACTCTGGAAGCTTTGGTTTATCTACTGTTAATAAGATTAGAGGAAAGAAATGAGTAAAACAGATAAACCTTTAAATAAAATTATATCTGAAACAAAAGGTAGTAAAAAATATAAAGTATTTGTTAAAGATAAATCTACTGGAAACATTAAGACTATTAGATTTGGTGATAGTTCAATGCGTAATAATAGAGATAAAAAATCAAACAGAGAAAGTTTTATGGCAAGACACAAAGCTATCTTGTCTAAAGTAAAAGGCCAAAAGAATTTAAGTCCTGCGTATTGGGCTGTTAAATCTTGGCAGTTAGGTACCAAAATATCATAACACTCACACACTCTTCTTTAAGAGGAGTGAGCCCTCACAAAGATAAAAATTGCCTCGAATGTTTATTTGCGAATAAACAATAAGAGATAACTCTTTGAAGTATGTGCAGGAACTAAAAACAAACCAAACATAATATAAGGAGAATAATTATGTCAAACGCAGTAGCGTCAAGAATTGGCGCAATAAATGGTGGCGCAGACAAGTCAGCATTATTTCTCAAGGTATGGTCTGGTGAAGTTTTAGCTACTTTCATGAGAGAAAACAAAATGCTTGGTATGACCCAAGTAAGAAGTATCTCTTCTGGTAAGTCAGCACAGTTCCCCGTAAATTAATTGCGTAGTTAGATAGGAATATCTAACTGAAACCACTTCAAATTCGGTGAAACCTTTAAAATGGCAATACCGAGCCAAGCCTAGAAATAGGAAGGTGTAGAGACTAGACGGAGTGCATCCAGAACGGATGAAGGTATAGTCCATTCCAATATGAAAATATTGGGTTTAATGAATAGGAACAACTTCAGCTAGCTATCATACTCCAGGAAATGAAATACTTGGAAGTTCAGTAAATCATGCTGAGCGAACAGTAAACATAGATGACCTTTTAGTGTCATCAGCTTTCTTAGCTAATATAGATGAAGCTAAAAACCATTACGATGTTAGAAGTATCTACACATCTGAAATGGGAAGAGCTTTAGCTAACACAGTAGACAAAAACCTACTTCAGTTAGCTGTATTGGCTTCAAGAGAAAGCTCAACAATAAGTGGAGGAAATGGAGGTCTTTCTCACATTGATGCAGATGCAAATACAAACACTGCTTCATTAATCGAAAGTATCTTCTTTTGCGCACAAAAACTAGACGAGAAGGATGTACCTTCTGAAGATAGATTTTGTGTGGTTCAGCCTTCAACTTATTACAACATTGTTCAAAACGATAAAATCTTGAACAGAGATTTTGGAGCTAATAACAATGGTGTTTACGCTGATGGTACAGTTATTAAAGTTGCAGGTATCAACATTGTGAAATCAAACACAGCAGTTGATGCTTACGCTAATAACTCTTCAGCAGTTTCTGGAACAAATAATACTTACAATGTAGATGCTTCAAATACAGTAGCTACAGTATTCCATAAAAGTGCATTAGGAACAGTTAAGCTAATGGATTTAGGTATGGAAAGTGAGTACGATTTGAGAAGACAAGGTACTTTAATGGTCGGAAAAATGGCTTTAGGCCATGGAATTGTTAGACCTGAAAGTGCTTGCGAAATCAAAACAGCATAATCACTTTAACAAATACATAGGCGCAGAGATTAACACAGACAATCTGCGCCTGTGTTTCAAATTTATATGGCAACAATAACAACAAGAACTTCTCACTTGGAAGCAATTAATACAATGCTCTCAACTATAGGAGAAGCTCCAGTGAACTCATTAACTGGAAGTT